GGCATTTCCTGTACCCAATACTCGAACATATGTTAAAGCACGTGCATTGTTCAGCCATTGCTGAGCTGCTAGGGGGCCAAACTTATCACCCTTGATTGGGCCAAAAATATTTTCAAATTCTTGTGTGTTAGCCACAAGAACAGGAACAAAGGCGCGGCCTTCGTTAGCTGTCCCAACAACTCCTGCGGGAACTCCAGAAGGCCCCGATCTACTTGGAGTTGAAACATCTATTTCATTTGTTCTGACTCCGGGGCTCGTAAATGTTGTCTCTGACATCAGACTTTTCTCCTGAATATGCTCAAAATATATCTATTACTCAAAGCTAACTCCTGAATTAGTAATTACGAAGTCTAGTGAAATAAACTCAATCGCTCGTGTTGGAACAAGAACAATTTTACCATTCAATCGATTAGAGAGAACATCATCCGTAGTGTTGTTCGTATCATCCATTACAACCTTAAAATTCTCAATTCCGCTTTGGGCTTGAATCGTAGCTAATATAGGGGTTACCTGCGAAATAAATCTTGCGCGGGTGGCCGGAGTATTTTGCTCAAACAAAATCCTGTTAGCTACATCTGAGACTGCACGCTTAACTTCGAGCATTAGTCTTCTTACGTTGACACGATCCAATGCAGATTGAGCAGCCTGCAAAGTCTTTTGTCCGAAGATTACAAATCCTTGTTGTGGGAAATTAGCAATTGGATTTACTCTAGAATCATAAAGAGTATCTCTGTCACCTGCTGTTAACCGAACTCCGGTATTTTTAACAAATTCCAAGGATCCTCTATTGAATCCTGCGGGTGCGAACCACGGGAATGAAACTGCATCATTGAATCCAAGTGCCGCAATTGCAGCCACTGAGGGTGGGACCTTAATTCTCTCATTGTTTAGATCGTCTTCGATCACAACATCTGGGAAATAGGCGGCGGCGGTATTATTATCAATTCTTCTTCCCTCAAACTGAATTGCGGTTTTTGAAACTGATGGCCTCTCAGAGGCATCATCATAAATTCTATTATCAGAATCATCGAATTGTGGAATATCCAGTAAGTAGATAGACATACCGTAATCTTTGTTTTTGCTCATTGCGTGATCAGTTACAAAGCTCTCTCTAATTCCAGGTATTGCAAGAATGTTTGTATTGACTGCAAAAGGATCTGTCATGATATCTGCTGCAGCCTGGTAAGATCTGACGCCGCTGTTATCTTTACCTATGCCATTTTGATTTCCGGCGAAACCAGACGGGACATAGCCGGATGCTGCACCTCCGCCTGTATCTAGGGAGATTGATTTGTCATTTAGACGTCGAGCATTCTTGTCCATGACGTTAACTCCGTCATAACCTCCGTAAAATACATTCGTAAACTTCATGAAATCTGTAAACCGATTAAAGGATACAGAAGAAGTCTGGGCAAGCAAAGTTCCAAAAGTAATTCTATTGGAGAGGTCGGACCCTACAGTAATTGTGTACTGGGCTGAGTCTGGGTTTCCGTTTCTAATGTAAGCAGCATCGAGCATATGCTCTGCTACTGTCCCTGAAAGCTCTGTATCATTATAGATTCCTGTTGAGCTTCCTCCGGCTTGATTAGGAAGAGCAACCCTTGCAAGGGTAAACTTATTATCATTGAAGTTATCAGCCCCGGATCCCGTATGAAGATTATCCATCTTCTTTATACCTAAGAAAGATAACTGGTCTTTTAGGCCTCGGTTTACTGTAGTTCCAACGTTAGAGTTGAGGTTAGCATTACCCACAGTTCCCGTAGCTGCCAGAGCTGTCGTCTTTACACCGAAATAAATTCTAGAATCAACAGTTTCGGTGGCGCCTGATTTTCCAACCAAGCCTGCAGTTGTGGAAACTGCGCCTCTGGTTGCTTTAAATGTCAAGGGAACTGGAGGGACAACCGAGCCCGTAAGCGCATCAGTTCCGCTGTAGCCTGCGAGTCGGGCTTGCCCTTTGTTAGGCTGCTGATCTGAGTTGAGATCATTAGTCTTCAATGCAGGAAGACCGCGGAAACCAAAGGGTAGGGAAGTCGCAGGAGCTATATCGTCAACTACATTAGAGTGCATGACTATTCGCACATACTTGGATTTATTGGGGAACTTGCCCTGGACCATTACGCGACGTTCATCAGGATCATCTGCATCAAAATTAAAGAACGCCTTCATATCACCTATCATGCGGGCAACATAAGTTTCAGACGTGGGATTCAGATTACACCCAGGATATTCTTCTAAAACCTGCGGTGCAAAATCAGAATCTCCGTAAGCTCTAACTTGAACTGTAAAGGTTCCTCTTTCTTGCGCAGGATCAGAAGATCCTCGAACAGCCTTGATAGAAACCTTAAATTTAGTATTTCCATAGGCTCCGTCAGAAAGCGTTTCAAAATGGAAAAGATCAAATTCTGTATCGCCAAAAGGTTGTGAAATAAATTCTGTAGTTCTTGGGGTCTGGTATCGCGTATCAAGTCGACCAAAAGCAACTCTAAATGCCTGAGATGCAGGATTATCGTTAGAAGAGTGTCCTGATCCTGAAAGCATTGCTACAGAGTTTGAAGCTCGTGCAACTGTAGCCAGCTCAGGCTCAACATCAAATGCCGCATATAGTAAATGCTTTTCTGCTACAAATCTATCTGGATCTGTATTAAGAACGTTTCTGACGTAGTTGATACTTCTCGGGTTTAGTGAGGCAGTAAAAATTCTTGCTCCTGGGATGCTATCATCATTTCCGTATGATGACCCAGCAGAAGAAGAAACAAAAATCTTGAATTCATCTTTTAAAACAGTTGATGCTCCGCCTACTGTTGCAAACTCGTTGAATGAAGTCTTGATTGTTGCACCAGTTCCATTATGATTAAGAACCCCGAGCCTTGCATCATTCGTAGTAAAGAGAACTGCCCTGACAAGATTGGCGTCAGTATTCCCTATAGTAGAATTGTCTGTAAAGACTGGGTAACCAAATGCTTCAGATGCAGATACAACATGCTTTGCAGTTAGAAACTGAACTGTTCCCATATGCCCAAGCGGCTGGATATTTGCAGCAACTGCAGTTGAAGCAAGCGAAAAACCTGCATTTTTAACAGAACCTTGTGCTCTTGTTCGGTTTATATCACCGACTGATGCATTGGATCCGGCGCCAAGCACTCTCACATATGTTACTGCATCTCTATTTTTGAGAAATTCCCGGACAGCATAGGGGCCAAATCTTTTTGAATTAAGACCCCCAAACTTAGATTGAAAGTCAGCAAAAGAACCCACAGTCACAGGGACGAAGGCAGGTCCTTTTTCCGCGGTACCAATAACTCCTGCAGGCGTCCCCAGGGGGGGATTTTCACGTTGAGTTAAGTCTACCTCTTGATCAAAAAAACCGGGAGATCTAAATGTTTGTTCGGCCATTGAAACGGTCTCCTAGCACATAACTATCTATAAATATTGGGATTGAGACCAAAAGTCCCCTAAATGTCTCCCAGCTTCTTGATAATTCTCGCTTTAACAACTGATTCACCCTTTCTTTCATTCCTAGATAAGACTTTTAAAATCTCAACTTCGGTTTCTCCCGTTACGGGATTATTAGTAATATTTCTTACTTTTTCAACTGTTCTTCTATTAGAATCTACAACTTGCCCATCTTTTCCAATGTCTTCAATATCTTGCAAAATAAAGTCATCAATATCTCCAGATACTGGAGGTATATTTCCCTGCCCTGCAATAAGCGGGGCATTTATCTGGAACATTTCAAACGAAACATCTGGCGCCGATAAAAACTTTCTAAAGGGAGACGGATCGCCTGGATTTTGAGGTGCAATCAAGTAACCTGTAACTGTAAAATTAAGGGTATACCGTACGATTCTCTCTTGATCTGTAAAGTCATCGAAATTATCTCCGCTTGTTAGCGTGTTATCTACAAAAGCAATAAAATAATATCCTTTGTCACTAGTTATTTTAAATTCGTGTCGTGCTGATCCTGACGGGCTATATGACGACATTAAAGTTTCAATGAGCTGGTTCATGTGCGTGACATAGTTTGTCCAGAATACAACTTCATAGCTTACAGAAAAGAATGTTGGATTTGGGATTGTAATAATTTCAAATATATTTTTTCCCAGATCAGGCTTAAGAGAATATCCCGGGTATGTATCACCTACAAACTCTGCGCTGGGGCGCCTTGAGCCTATGTCACCAGGACGAGCATTTCTAGCTGGGTTTCTTGAGTCGACATTTTCAGGAGAAGCAACATTAGCTTGGTTTCTCAATCGAGTTTTATTTACCAGCGACTGATATCTTGGGTCCTTAGAGCTTAGTCGTCTTTTGATAACAACTTCACCTACATCAGCTCTTGGGCCAGGAACAGTAGCCGCTGTTGACTGGTCTATTGAAGTCCTTCTTATTGAAATAAGCGGTATAATAACTCGACCTGCGTCATCTCGAACAGGCTGCTCTTTTTTAATGATCGCAAACCTCTCGCCGGTAGCAAAGATCACTGGAACTTTTTCCGCCGTCCCTCTATTGACAATAGTGAAGTTTATATCTTTGTCAAAAAGGTTGAAAAATGCACGATCAACATCTCCTATGCCACAAGACGGGATGTGGAAATCATCAGGAACATTAGAGCCCTGGTATCCCGACTGAATTCGATCGGGTTGGTGTATTGATCCGCCGTTTGGGTTTCCTAAATTTTTTCTAGTAGGCATGGTTTTTTATCATCCCTCGCCTTCATCATAAAAAGCATAGTCATCTGAGACGTCGCTGCCTCTTGGTGAAACTTGCTTAGGCCCGGTGATGGGCTCACTTAAAATTCCCTTTTCACGAAGAGCTCTAACGTCTCCCGTAACGCCATCATCATTTTCCTTAAATCCTCGGGTCTGGTTATAGGTAGTCTGCACTGCATCTTTATCTGAATATACAAAGTCCGTCGGACCAAGCACTTGTGTAACAAACTGGTTCTTTCTTGCTGGGACCGCTGTTAGAGTTACACCTGCATAGTGTTCAATTTGACCAAACAAAGTCTTTTCAACTTTTCTTGCAGCGATTTCATAAAAAACTTCTCCGTAACTAAAAAAGTCTCCAACCTGAACGTCGAGGCCTATATCAAGCAGATCTCTGGCATGAAGAAAAACCTGGACTGTGTAATTCTTATCTATTCCAAACTTGGTTGTGCTTTGATCTGTTTCTGAATAGTCGACGACCGCAGTAACCTCTACAGGATTTTCAAATATCTTTTCTGGGGCCTCTGCGTACACATCATGAACTCGAGTTTTAATTGCGGAAATAGAATAGTAATAGATCTTTGTCCCGATAACATCCTTGTTAACCTCTTTGGTCAAATCAGATATAAGGTCTATTTCTCTTCCCGTAATAAAAAGCCTGGACATTTATTTAACCCATTGTAATTGCGCCGCCATTGGGCACAGGAATAGTTTTAAGCTGCTTCTGGATATTTTCAGCTTTATTAGCATTTATCTCAATAAATTTATCATACGTCATGGATTCAAGCATTGTCCTAATTTGATCTAAGAGCTTTGACTTGTCTTCTCTGCCTTGTGTTACCAGGCTTGTTCCATTAAGTGTTAAATCTCCCTGCGGTATTGGCACAGTATTGAACTTTGACCTTACGAGACCAAGAAGCTCAGTTGCTAGAGCTAGTGCATATTGACGTGACCACTGACGTCCAACAGAATTAACCTTTGAGAAATCCAGTCTTCCAAAGGGGACATTTGACAAATTACTTACCCCGTAAATTGAATCATCTTTAAATGCAGGCTTTAGGGGGTCGGGTGCGAAGGATACTCGGATCCAGAGCTTTTTATTAATTTGATTCCCGGTAGGCATCGGGAATATTCTTATTTTTGTCCCGGTTATCTTGTAGGAATAATTTGATCTTCTCACTCTATGAGAGACGTTCATTTGTCCTGCGCGCAAGATATCCTCAAAAACAGGAAGGACGTAAAATATAGTCTCAGGAGTAAAAGACTCAAAAGAAAACTCATTATTCAAATAGTTTATAGCAGACGTTGTATCAAAAAATCTATAAGCGGCTGTGGGATTCATGTGAAAAACTTCTTGAATTTTCATCCTTGTATTATTTCTATTAAGGGAAGAAGAAAATAGAAGATTGCCAGATCCATCCTGGAGATTATCATAGATATCATAGTCTTGCTGAGAATTTACTAGCTGGATGGATCCTGAAACTGACTCGTAAGCTCCACCAATCCCGGCTTCGAATGCGTAGGGCTCTGCTTGTCGATTTAGAAATTCCAGAGTTTCTCTAGGGTAAAGCTGCTCAGATCCTGACATGCTGCCAGTTGCTGTTCCTAAAAAAT